ATCCAGTCGGTTGCTCTCAGGAACCCGCGATCACTCTTGGGATAATAGGAATAGTGGTACTCGTAGAGGCGTACATTGCCGTGACTCCACTGAAAGTCTAAGCCGATATTTCGCGCCAGCAGACCATTACCACTATTGAGATCAAACGTCTTCGTGGCGCGGCCCGCAGCTCCTACTACGGAAAAACTGTCCTGCGGGGTGACAGTGTTGTTATTGAGAAACGTAGTGACCGCAATCGTTGTCCCGCCCGCGTCATAGTCAAAAAACACTTCCTGAAAATTCTTGTCCGCACGGGGTTCGTCCATGTCCATGAATCCCGTGGTAACTTGACAGAAGAAGGGTGTCCCATCATCGGTAGTCGCTCCACTACTCAATTGATACAACTTGCCGTTGACCCCTCCCTGCACGATCGTGGGGCCACCTTCAAGGCTGTACTGGCAGGCTACCGCACTGGCTCGATAATCATCCCGCAGCCAGCGAGTGCCATGAAGATCGTAAATCAGAGTCTTATATAATCCGCTCCCAAACTCTTTATAACTAAGCGTTAGCCAATTCTTGTGGTAGTCGAGACGTATCTGGTTGGGTAAAGCATCCGATAAGGGTGTTAGTCCGAACCGATCGGTCAGGGTGGCACCCGTTCCTGCGTCGTGATCAAACAGGATGTAGAGCGTCTCATCCGTAATCGAAGTTGGCGTGCCGCCTTCTGACTGGTAAATCCCATCCTTCCCCATGAAGTAGATTTTGTTACCTACGGTCAGTGCCCAACGCGCATACAAACCAATTGAATTCGCTACCTCACGCGCTACCCAGTCCTGCCCACCGTTGATCGGCTCAATCGAATACATTCTTTCAGTCGAGAACACGTAAGGACGGCCATCGTAGATACATCCATTCATTAAAACTTCTGAGCCGGAAGTAATCTCCAGTCGATAGTTAGCCGAGTCAGGGTTATTTCCTTTGGTGATAAATAACGTCCCTGGTAAGCGGGAATCGCCGCAGGCAAACATGAACACCCCGCCCAACCCACCACCATACGGTCCCCACATCACCGGTAGGGTCTGCCCCAGAAGAATCGCGTCCGCAACTTCGTAGGCAGTCGCACTCAATGTCCCGATGTTTTCATTTGTTTCCAGCTCGTATTTTGTGGCGGCACCGCCTGACGTGTAAGCACCCACACCAACTGACGTATCGAGACTAAATGTCGTTGCTGAGATGCGGGTCACTACCCACGATCCATTCGCAGGCGTGTTGCCGCCAACGCCCGCAATCACAATTCCATCTCCAGTGTTCAGGCCGTGATTCGCAGAGGTCGTAATCACGATTGGAGTCGCCGTGGTTGCTCCGGTCACGGTTAACGCAGTCACGACCGGCTGCGTATAAAGCGTGTACGCAATGCCATTCGCCTTGAAGGTTGAGTTGCGCCCCCATGAAGAATTAAACACATCGCCGGATCGCCAGCGGACTTTAGTGCCGTAGGTATTCACCGTTCCTGCATAGGGCGTGTCGATTGACGGAAACGGTTGATAGTTATCGAACTCGAGTAACGGATTCGCGGCAATTGTGTCATCAGGAAAATCATCTATGAAAGTTGGTGTGGCTCCGTTTGCTGTAGTAGTAACGAAGTGCCACTCGTTCAGCGATCCGCCATAGCGATAAACATCCAGCACATCGACCTGAGTGTCTGAATGCTGAGTGAGTGTTCCCGATATTCTCTGTCTGTGGGCCTCAATTCCTGATCGCGTCGGAGGTGAAGGATTACTGGTTGCTCCCGTCTGCTTGTTTCGTGCCGTATAGCAATAGAGATAGGGTTGCCCAATATCACTGTCTGGCCCGTAGGTTCCCCCGATCCACCACGCATCAATGTCACAAACGACCGAAGCATTAGTCTGAAACTGAAGACGGATGGAGGCCACGTTCTTTAGGGAGCGGGATTCATCAGCACCTACTCGAATCAGATCGCTAACCTTGAAAACAATCTCTGACCATTGACTGTTTCCCGCCGTCGTCTCACTCGCTGAACTGGTATCCGTAGGCTGTAAATAAGCTGGTAACGTGAGGTCGGAGACATCAAACGGATCAGTAATGTTAGTTTGGTCAAAATCGCGTTGATAGTAGTGCTGACGAGCATTAGTAGCATTGCGATAGAAGTCCGCGACGGCTTGTTGGCGTTGCAATTCACTCTCACTCGCCACGCTGGAAGTCGTTACGATATTGCTCAGGGCTTGAGTCAGGGCGCTTGGCTCAATGGCGTAGTAGTAATAGTTGCGCGTGAAGTCGTTCGTGTTGGCGTCCACATCAAACATGATCTTCCCTTCAAGGAAGTTCAGTGGCGCGTCAAAACGAAGCGAAATATGTATCTCATCGTCAGGCTGAATGGGCCGACTATTGGAAGTCGAGAGGTTCAACGCTCCCGCTAGCGTCAACGTTCCTATTCCCGCTGTCACCGTGGAGCGAAACTTATTTGTAGTAAGTGTCTGAGCAGCCGCGTGAGTAGCGGTGGTGTAAACGCGAAACGATCCAATCCCATCAATCGTCTCAGCGGCCAGATGAGCATTAGCTGTCACCGTGCGGAGTGAGGCCAGCCCATCCGGCCCTTCGGTGATACTGAGAATACGTACCACTTCATCCGTACCACCACCTGAGTTAATGCGGATCAACGCATTGCGTTCCAGTCCAATTGAAGGCGTCGTTAACTGAATCGTACACGCACCCGTGTTGCTGGAGTCGTAAGCAATTGAGCCGATAGTTGTCGAGGTAATTGCCCGAAACACTTGCTGTAACTTAACCGTCTCCGGAGTGCCGCCGGCGTCAATGATGAGAACCATTCCAGCCTGAATGTTGTCATCCAACACAGATGGTTGGATCGAAGCAAATCCGGTCGTGCCCGAATCATAGATGATTCGTGTAATCGTCGTTGCGCCTGTTAAGCGAGAGGCAACTGCTATTGCTCCTGCGGTTCCCGCTACGGCCCATGCGCCCGCTGCCTCAAAGTCGCTTATGATCGTGTAGAGCGGTTGCGCCAGACTGGTGACGGGAGCGGTGACGGGAGGGGCTACGCCAATTGGATAGTTAGTGCCGTCCACTTTGACTTTTCGTGAACGGTTCGCATCCATTACATACATCCACGGTTCGGGAGACTGAGTGGGACGATGCGGAACGAGAGAAAGGTAATTACCCGAATACCCTGAGTCCCGTAAGGTGAGCACAGTATTAAAGACATCTGAGGTGTAGAGCTTCGTCCCCGCACCAGTGATCATGCTCGCCGTCTGCGCGGCTCCTGGCACACTGTCATGCAAGGCCCGCAGGGTATGAATCGGGGTGTCAGGGATAGCCACTGGAGTGATTGCTATCTGCCCAAATCGTGATTGGATAAGACCATCCAAATATGAACGCACATTGACTAAGCGCAGGAATTTCCCATCTGCCAGCCGATTCACTGGACGCGAGATTTGCAATCCCCCGTTGAGGAATTGCACTGGACGTTTAGTTGTAACTAAAGCAGCTTCCATGTCTTACTCAGCGCATCTGGCAACAGGCGGAACGCAACCTGCGGAGTTGTAGTAGTCGCCGTTGCCGCGGCATCAATGTTCACTCCGTTACCACTGATCGTTAGCGTGTTGGCTCCTGTACCCACATTCTTGATGTAATAAATTTTCACCACCGCAGTTACGGGGCTGTGCAGCAGCACTGTGACGTTGCCCGTCGTAGTGTCGGCTAGTAGAGCGTCATTCTGATTAGATAGAGGGTAGTCAATGGCCGTCGTCACTAATGACAAACCATTGCTAACCGGAGTTGCTGGAACAGGCGTAGGAGCAGGTGACGGAGCCGCTATTGCTTTGATTGCCTGATCCTGCCGTAAGGCGTCTTCTCGTAATCGTTGCAACGCTTCTCTGACAGCTAAGTCTGCAACCTGCCCTTTAATGTTAGGAAACCAATCCGAAGGATGCTCAATCAACACCTCGGCATTATTGCGAGAGACAAGATCAGACTGCGACACCGCTACACTCTTGCGTGTTAGACCATCAGGAATGTAACCGTTGATGGCAGTCATGCTGATGCCCTCAACGGTTCTGCCTTCGCTTGCATCTGAGCGTTGCCTACCAGAACTTCAAACATTTCCGCGCTGGCTTTCAATCTCGAATTAGAGTCAGCACAGAAACTCATAAAACGTTGATAGTGAGGCAAGGTAGCCTCCCACTCCGCGCCACCACACTTGAACATTGCGAGATGTTCACAATAGTCGAGCAGGGGATCCTGGGCATCTTGGCCTATCTGTAAAAAGTCTCCATCGGCGGTTGGTAAGACAGCATTCCGAACCACGTCCATCCCAATCCCATAGTTCGTATCAGGAGGCGGGCTGAGGGCCAATAAATTAACGCCGGCCATCCCGTAGGTTCGTGGTCTTCCCTGAGTCTCCTGCCAACGTGGTGTATGCGCATCCAGAGCTGTGACACTCGACATTTGCAGTGGTAGCCCATTCAACTCCGCGTTCAGAGCATGTGTGTAAAGTTTACCTAGTTGCACACCTTCCTGATAACGCTTCTCACAATAATCAGAGCGTTGCGGATCTCTTGCTTGCCCGTCGTGGCCCAACAGATCGGCCATCGCGCCCCACTTGATGAACTGGCAAAGGTCGTTTGGCAGATTAAGAATGATGCCGTTCGTCACGTCGAGAGAGACGCTGGCAACCACTGTCAACAGTTCCAACCTGCCGCCATCATTCGGAGCCGGGATTAACTGGATCTGAGTAGCAGGCTCAACTACTAATGAATAGCTGGTAGGCTTGCCTGACCTGACCGTCCACTGCGGGGCTTGACGAGCTGCGACAGCTTCATCAGTGCGCCACAGGCGACGAGTAGCTGTAGGGTTGCCATCGGCGTCCAGCACTGACCATGCTGCCCGCACTATATCCACCACTTCACCGGGTAAGGGCACCCGACCATTGCCGGTCGTGACATTCTGTTGCTGTTCTATAACGAGAAGGTGAGTGTCGAATAGATACCGATTCAGCCGCCGCTCCAAGGCGTTCTGAAACGCGTCCATAGTGAACATCTCCGTCCCTGCGTAAGCAGCAGAAACGGAGAAGTCGTTGACAGGTTCCTGAAGGTGTCTTTGGAGTTGATTGACTAACTGTTGATCGGTGGTAGTGCGTGTGAGAGGGAACGATCCATCACCCGCCACGCAGTCAGCGATGTCGTAGAACGTTACTCCCTGTGCTGCGGTCTGCGTTACTCGTTCCCGAAAATAAAGCCCCGCTACACCAAGCAGTTGTAATGCTTCGTT